GCCGGCGCGGCCGCCGACGGCAGCCCCGCCCGCAGGACCCGAGGCACGGCGAAGAGTTGCTGCGCCCGGAGCCCCAAGTCATGCAAGAGGACCGTGACGGCGGCCGCGAGATCGACGACGGCGCCCCGGAACGTGTTGCCCCGGTACTGATAGACGCGCCCGCCGTGGCGAATCTCCAAGACGACGGAGACCTCGAAGGACTCCTCGAGGAGATGCAGGGTCTCCCGGGTGAGTCCGACCGGCCCGCCGAGCGTCCGGGCGACGATGTCGACGCGGTCCCAACCCGGGAGCACAAACGGCCACGGGACCTCCTCGTGTGCGTCGCCCATCGCTACCGCCCACGTCCGCGCGGCGGCCGCGGCGGCGGCGGCACACGATGCCCGGCCGCCCGCGCCTTCGAGAGATTGATCGCGGTTTCCTGGCGCATCGCGGCGGCGCGGGAGCGATGGACGCCGAGGGTCCGGCCCGAGCTACTGATGAGGGCGAATTTCTGCGGCCCCCGTTTGCGAATCATGGCGGCCTCCTCTGGGGTGCGATCATTCCCCGCCGCGGGTCGGCCGTGCAAGTCCGCGCGCGCTCCGGAGTTGGCGGTCGACCTGGCGGGCGAGTTTGCGGGGGAGCTCGCGGCCCATCGTCTGGGTGACGACGTCGAGGACGTCCCGGCGCGCAAACATGCCAGCGACAGACGGCCCGTAGAGCTCGCGGATTGGATGGCGGGCGGCGCCCTGGCGGTCGAAGACGCCGACGTGTCCCGTTCGCATCGTCGCGATGAAGGCGCGGCGGAGCGTCTCTTGCCGGCGGCCGATCCGGACGACGACGCCGGAGCCGTGCGTATCGCGGGCCTTGAAGCGAATCAGTTTGATCGGGCGGCCCGAGCCGACGACGCTCGCCTCGAGCCGGCCGGAGGGAGAGGCGGGCGGCCCGAGCCCGATCGATTGCTTGATCTCGCGGGAGGGGAGCTCGAGGAGGGGGGCGACGAGTTTGACGGCCTGGACCTGTGCCGCCTTCGCCGTGTCGTTCAGGGCGAGGGAGGCGGCGCGCTCGAGCCGGGGGGAGACGAGCCCGGCGAGGACCGCCTTCAACTCCGTCACGTCGACCTCAACGCGGACCTCCATGTCTCAGTGGAGCCAGAGCGCGAGTGTCACGAGGGCGAGGCCGAGGGCGACGAGGTTAATCCGGACGCCGAGCTGCGGCACGGCGAGCACGAAGGCGACGAAGGCGGCGACGATGAGGGCGCGATCTGGCGGCATTGGACGCTAGCGCCGCGTCATGGACGGCGCGACCGGGCTCGGGCGGAGCCGCGGGCCCCCGAGGCGGGCGCGACGGACCTCCATGTCGACCAGTTGGCAGACGAAACAGTGACAGCCCCGGCACTGGCGGCGGGCGGCGCGGAGATTGGCGGTCAAGTCCGCCGCCCCCAGTCCGGCGCCCGCTCCGACTCGGGCGCCGGGCTGAGGGGGAGTCGGTTCCATGCAAGCCGCGACGACTCTTAGCACATTCGGGCGGGAGAGTCCCCTCTTCCCCCCCGTACCTACTACTCCCTAAAAGGGGGGAGGTTCTCTCGTATACTACATAAGAGGTGAGGACAGGCTCTCATCTTCGTCGGCGCGCTCTTCTTCGCCTGATTCTCGGGACTTACGGAGGGCTCGGCGCTCTCATCTTCGTCTCATCTAGGTCTCATCTTCGAGGGTGGATTCTCCGCTTGCGGGACGAAGATGAGGCGCGCGGTGCCGAAGATGAGAGCCGCGGAGAGACCCCTAAGTCCGCGATAGGTGGCGAAGATGCGCGAAGGCGTCGAAGATGAGAGAGAAAGAGAAGAGCGCGCGCGCGTCAGTGTTTCGTCGACGGGTCGGGGAGGCTCCAGACCCAACCGCCGGAGAAGGACTCCTTCCGCGTCTCGACCTTGAGCCGGCGCCGTGCCTGGCGCCAGGCCCATTCGGTAATCCCGAGGGACTTGCGTTCGCGCTCGCAGCGTTCGGCGGCGACCGGGCCGTTGGCGAGGAGGGTGCCGAGGACGGTAATCGCCTCGGCGATCTCGGCGGAGGTAGCGTCGCCGTCGCGGACGAGCTCGTCGGCCCGGCGGGTCGACGGCCCGAGCCAGCGGACCCGGACGCTGTCGGCGGTCGCGTCGAGGGCGAAGCGGAGGCTCGGGGGCTCGGCACACAGGTTGGCCTTGACCGCACAGAGGATCCGTTCGTCGGCGTTATCCGGGTCGGCGGCGACGAGGAGCTCGCTGCGGGCGGCGCCGGTGATCCCGATGGAGCCCCCGCCGCGATAGAGGGCTTTCCCGCCGCTCTGTTTGTTCAGATGGCGGATAATCAGCACGGCGACGCCCGTCTCGACGGCGAGCCCGGCGAGCTCCCGGAGCACGAGGCGGACGTCTTGATCGCGGTAGGAATCGACGCCGGCGGCGAGAAAGGCCATGAGCGGGTCGAAGATGAGGAGGGCGGCCTCGACGGCCCGGATGGCGGCCCGGATCGGGCCCGTCGGTGCGAGATCGGCCGGGAGGGTCGGGAGGCGCTCGAGGCGGAAGGCGACGATGCGGGCGAGGTCGGCGCCGGCGGCCTCGAGCCGCGGCCGCAGGGTATCGGCGATCCCGTCCTCGGCGCCGACGAGGACGACGCCCGCCGGATCCCAGGCTTCCCGGTCGCCCTCGAGGGGCGCGCCGCGGGAGACGCGGGCGGCGACGTCGAGGGAGACGGTCGATTTCCCGAGCCCGGGATCGCCCTCGAGGAGCGTAATCTTCCCGAGGGGGATGCGGCTGCCCCAGAGCCACGCGACGCGGAGCGCCGGCACGTCGGCGACCGTTTGCCAGGCCCGCGTGTCCCCCGGGGGCTCGGCGAGCTCGGCCGTCCGGGCGGCGATCGTCCCGAGCGCCTCGCGATCGTCGCCGGCGACGGGATGCTCCGCGATGGCCTGGAGGCCGACGGCGAGGGCACGCGTCTGGCGCCGGCGGGCGAGGTAGACGACGTGCGCGAGGAGCGGCTCGGGGAGGATCTCCTCGGCGGCGAGGTACGCCTCGGCGGCGAGCGTCCGCGGCCGCTCGAGCGAGGCGTCGACCTCGAGGGCGGCGGACGCCGTCAAGAGGTCGCCGCCGAGCCGGCCCTCGGCATAGGCGGCGCGGAGGAGCTCGAAGATCCGCGCATGGGGCGGAACGGCGAAGAGGGCCCGGCGGAGGCGGGTGTCGCCGAGCCGTTTCGGCTCGTGCATGAGACAGCCGAGGAGGGCGCGCTCGGCGGGCGCGTCGACGAGGAGAACGGGCGGCGGCGTACGACGCGTCACGGGAGCCAGAGCGTTCCATAGTCGGCGAGCGCGTCTTGCGGGACAAACCACGCCGACGCGCGGCCGTTCGGATTCGCGCGCCATTCGTCCCGCTTGGCGTCCTTGCCAAGCATCCAGCCGACGAGTCGGAGGCACGGTACCACGCCGACGACGAGCACGAAGCGGACATCGTCCGGGTCGTTCTTCCGGACGATGAGGCGGCCGTCCTCCTCGGGTGTCGCCCGGACCTGGAGCGCCCCGACGTCCGGCGCGCGGAGCCGTCCCTGTGCGCCCGACCAGAAGCAATCGCGGTCTTTCGCGACGGCGACCTCGCCCAAGGCGCCGATGATGTTGTAATGCCACGCGAACTCATCGCCGGCACCATGCGCCGGTTGGCGGCCGTCCCGGACGTCGGTGATTTGCCGCATGCACGCGATGAGTGCCGCGAGCATTTGCTCAGAGGGTGACAGTTCAACCAGTACGCCCCGGTGAGTCATTGCTGCGTCTCCATTCCTGCCGACGGTGATCCAATGCTCCGTGCGGCATAGATCGCGAGGAGCGCCGCCTCGGCGGCGCCTTCGTCGACGGCATGCACCGGCCCGAGGTCGGGACAAATGTCTTGCAGTCGGAGCCGGGCGGCGCGTTTGTCGGCGCCGATGAGTCCATGCCAGCGTTTCCAGCGCGTCGGAGCGACGAGCTCATAGGGGAGGCCGCACGCGGCGACGATCCCGAGCCAGACGCCGAAGCCGACGCCAAGCCGAAACATCGAGACGACGCCTTGCCCGGGCCGCGCGTTTTGGAGCTCGAGCGCGACCTCGACGCCGAGCGCCGGCGGTTGATGCCAGCGCATGAGGACGTCGACCATCGCGCGGAGGTCGTATTCCCGCCGGCGGCCGTGGGCGCGCCCGACCATGAGGACCGGCGTCCGACAGAGCGCGACGTTGACCACGCGTTCGCCCTCGAGCTCGACGACGCCGAGGCCGCCGAAGAGGCCGGGATCGATCCCGACGATGCGTCTCATCATGCGATCCCGGCCCCTGCCATGCGTGGTTACTCGAGGGCGGGCTCCGCCCACGTCTGATGCTCGTCGAGTGCTGGAGTCTCGCCGTTCCCGAGCGACGCCGGGGCGTCGAATTTGAAGGACCGCTTCCGCGCGGCGCCGACGAACCACGTAAGGAGGTCGCTCGTCTCGTCGTCGTAGGCGACGGGATCCCGCATCGCGGCGAGCTGCGCCTCCCGGCCGCCCTCGCGGAGGAGATAGCGAAATTCCTCGTCCTCCGCTTTGGCGAGCCGGAATTGCCCGAAAGTGAGTGCGCCTTTTTCCGGGCGGCCATCGCCGGCGCCGATGAAGAGCCCGGCGCCGGCGAGGAGGTTGGCGACCATTTGCGGTTTGACGATTGGCTGGACGAATTGCACATGCACGGTACAGGCCCAGCGCGGGAGGATCGCCCGGGTGCGGATATCGGGTGTCCGCGCCATGTCGCCCTGGCGGACGACGGCGGAGTAGATCTGCGGAATCCCGTAGACCGGCACATAAAACTCCGGGACCATGCACAGGCGTCCGATCTGCGCCTTCTTGCCGCCGAGATCGATCGCCGCCGCCGCGATCGCCCGCTTGAACGCCGCGCCGAGGACGGCGAGGAGCGTCGGCGCCGCGTCGTCGCGCAGCACGTAGGGCGACGCGCGGAATTCCGCGAAGGGATCGTGTTTCAGCGTCGATTCCCGTTGCGTCTGCGTTTTTTTCGGGTCGGGGAGGAGGATCTGCCGTTTCGCCTTCTCCGACATCCGATTCATGACGAGCGGCGTCCGGCCGACGATATGAAACTCGAGCTCGCCTTGATCGATCTCGAGAATCTGGATCGCCGTCCCCTCGGCCGGTTTCGGGTCTTTCTTCTTTGGTACTGCCATCCCATCACCTCCGTTTTAGAGAACTGTATTCCCTGTTCGGTCGTGCCGCGCCGACTCGCGGCGGGCCGAGCCCTATCCCGTCACGGCTAGCCGTGCCCTGTCGCGTCCGTCTCGCCGTGCCCCGCCAAGCCGTTACGCGCCGAATCCAGCCCCTCCCGTCCGGGCCAGTCCTGTCTCTGTCCGTCACGCCGTGCCTGCCCTCGCCATGCCGTGCCAAGTCGTGGCCCGCCGCGTCTTGCCAACCCACCTCGAGCCCTGCCTAGTCGCGTCCGTCAGGCCATGTCGTTCCACCTCGCGCCGGACCCGGTCAGGTCCGGCCACGCCCATCCGGGCCCAGTCCGTCTTCCCCTTGCCAAGCCCCGCCATCCTTTCCGAGCCGCGTCACGTCCCGTCGCGTCCTCTCGCGCCGCGTCCGTCCCGCCCTGTCGGGTCGTCCCGTGCCCCGGCCCGCCGGGTCGTCCCCTGTCATTCGCTGCCACGCCGCGCCGGGTCCGTCTCGCCTCGCCTGATCTCATCGCGCCAAGTTGAGCCCGGTCAGGTCTGGCGCTCCCGCGCCAGGTCTCGCCGCGCCATGTCCGTCGCGCCCCGCTACGCCGACCCGGGCCCAGCCGGGCCCCGTCACGCCTCCCCCTGCCTGATCCAGCCAGCCCTCGGCCGTCTCGCCGCGCCGGACCAAGTCGGGCCCTATCCCGCCCCGCCAAGCTCGGTCCGGTCGCGCCCTGCCAGTCTCAGCCGAGCCGCGTCTTGCCACCGCGGGCCGTTCCACGTCCGTCGCGCCTCGCCACGCCTTGCCAATCCCGGCAGCGCCCATCCAGGCCACCGCTCGGCTAGCCGCACCGCATCCGTCACGCCGCGCCGTGCCCAGCCAAGTCGCGCCCTCTCCGTCCGCGTCGGGTCCGGCCATGCTAAGCCCTGCCCTAGGCAGCGTTCCGGAAGCCGTCGACGAAGCGTTCAATCTCCACGAGCATTTCGTCGACCGTCGCCGTCGGGAGCTCGAGCCCGAGGGCGACCAAGCGGGCGCGTTCGAGCGCCGCGCGCGCGCGCCGGACCTCGTACTCGAGCGATTCGAGCGAGAGCTCGCGATCGCTCTTGAGATGCGTCACAGCGACGTAGCCTTGCTCCCGCGGGCTCGCGGTCTGATCGCGGACATATGCCGGGACGCGGAGCCGCGTCGTCGTGATCCGGACCTGGACGAAGATCTCCTCGATCAGTTGCCGAGCGCGTGACCGCCAATGCGCCGCGGCGGCCTTGTCGACATCCCACATGAACTCCCCATGGAGCGGGCTGTCGACGTGGTCGCGCCCGTCTTGCCAGACCGCGTCGGCGGTGAGCCGCCCGCCGTTCGCCTCGCGGATCTGTTCCATTCGCTCATAGAGTGCTGCCTGTCGTGCCGTTCGCTTCATCCCGTCCTCTCCTTTCGTGGTTTATCCCGCGGGCGCGGCGCGAGCGCGAGGAACTCGCTCCCGCAGCGTTTACAGCGCACGCGCGGCGGGTCGCCGACCTGATAGACAAGCTGCGCCGTCGGATGGCTGCACCGCCTCCCCGCTCCCGCGCTCCGGCTTTCGCCGACGTTTCGCCGCCGTCCCATCCGTCAGGGCGGGCGGCCCGCCCCCCAGCATGCGCCCGAGGCCCGGGAGAGGGATCGGCCGGGGGCGACCGATTGGGGCTCGAACGAGCCGGCCACTGCATACCGCCGCCGTCCGCGAGCGACGGGCGCGGACGATGGGAACCAGACCAGGGCTGCGAACCGCTGAACTGGTACCACGCCCGCCGCTCGCGCAGGGCGGCGCGGTCGCCGGTCGACGTGGCTAGGCATGGGGCCCGCCGCGCGGCACCGACAGGGAGACCTGTGCTAAACGAGCAGGCGTTTGTGACGGTAAACCCTGAGTGTTCTCGGCTACTTGCCTCTGCGAGGTCAATGCGTCGGCCTCAAGTGCCTGCATTGGCCTAGTCGCGTCGTCGTCGCCCCGCCAGACGGTGACGAGCTCGACGCGGTCGGCGAGGACCGTCACGCGGGCGAGGATCTTGCGGAGAAACGCCTGGCGGCCCGCGGCGTCGAGCTTCTCGAGCCCGGCGGAGACGAGCTTGCACCAAGCGACGATCGAGGCGTGCCGCTCGGCCTCGGCCTGCCCGGCGACGAGGGCCCCCTCGGCGTGCGCGATCGCCGCCTCGAGGCGGGTCGCCTCGGCGGCGAGGGGGAGTTCCCGCGCGTCGAAGTCGGCCCGCTCGAGGCGGCCGTCGATATGGAGGTCGACGAGCCGGCGCCGGCTCGCCCGGACCTTCTCGAGGGCCCGGCCGAGGTCGGCGAGCTCGGTTTGCGCGTCGACGCGCCGGGCGTCGATCCCGAGCCGGGACGCCTTCGCCTCGGAGCGGAGCGCGTCGGGATCGTTGACGAGGTTCTTCAAGGTGATCCAGACGAGCTCCTCGAGGTCGTCGGCGCGGCTCGAGCGGCTGCACCGGAGCTCCCGATCGTGCTCGAGGCGGCCCGCGCAGCGATAGTGCGACGGGTTCTTGTCCCGGTAGTGCCCATGCATGCGCCGGCCGCACGCGCACCAGATGAGGCCGCCGAGGAGGAAGACGCGTTTCGATGGGCGGCCGCCGAGGAGCGCGACATTGCGCTCGAGCTGTGCGCGCGCCCGCTCGGCGAGCCCGACAGAGACGATCGGCGTGACGGCGAAGCGGATCCATTCGGCCTCGGGCCGGAGCTCGAGGCTCGTTTTCTCGCCCTCGGGCTCCTCGACGCGTTGGCGGCGGTTATGGACGCCGCGGCCGAGGTAGAGATCGTTCATCACGATGTTGCGGATCGTCGTCGCCGTCCAGCGCCCGCCGCGCGGCGAGGGGATCCCTTGCGCGTTTAGCCGGTGCTCGATCGCGCGGAGCGAGTCGCCGGCGGCCAGCCACTCGAAGATCCGCCGGACGGTCGCCGCCTCCCCCTCGTCGACGGCGAGGCCGCCGAGGGCGGCCGCGTCGCGCCGGAAGCCGAAGTTAATCGGCCCGCTCGGCTTGAGACCGCGGCGCGCCTTCTCGAGCGTCCCGCGCATCGTCCGTTCGCGGATCGTCTCGCGCTCGAGCTCGGCTTGCCCGGCGAAGACGGTCTCGATGAACCGGCCCTCTTTCGTATCCTCCGGCGTGAAGGCGACGTAATCGTGCCGGACGCCATGGCGGCGGAGGTAGTGCAAGAAGAGGAGATGCTCACCGGTGTTGCGCCAGAAGCGATCGTGCGCGAGCGTCAGGACGACGTCGCCGGCGCCCTCGCGGACGAGCCGGCGAACCTCGTCGAAGCCCTCCCGGGTGACCTTCTTCCCGGAGATGCCGCCGTCGACGATCACGGCGACGACCTGATAGCCCCGTTGCTCGGCGGCCGCGCGCGTCGCGCGCTCTTGCGCCGCGAGGCCGTATTTCTCGACCTGATGCTCGCTCGAGACGCGGATGTAGATAATGCAGCGGAGTGGCGCGCCCGTCATGCGTTGAGCGCTCCGATCGCCGCTAACCACTCCAAGGCGGCGTGCCATCGATTATCGTCCTTCCCGACGGGATCGGTCTGGACGACGACGAGCGGCCGCCGGCGGGCGGACGTCGGGCGCGGCGCGCGGGTCGCGTCGGGTTCCCATCGCGCCCTAGACGAAGCCGGGGAGGGCTTTGTGTCAAGGCGCCGCCGCCGCCCACGCACGTCCCTCGAGCGCCCTGATCCTGCCATCGCGTCGCCCGTGCTAGACCCGGCCCGGCCATGCGTCAAGAGGACTTCTAGAAATGTCGCGACTGGCCCGACTTGCTCGAAACGCCTCGACATGTCGCTACACGCGCGACATGCTCGAAATGCGCGAATCGTCGTTCAAGACATTTCCGTAAACTCTCCTTGACACGTGCGTGGAAGAGGAATACCGGCGAATGCGGTCCGAAACGGGACGAGAGAAACGGGTGAGTGATGGGTCGCGGGAACACACGTCAGGTTAAACGCGGACGAACGACGCGCGCAGCGCGACACTCGCCGAAGAATTATCAACCACGCGCGCCCGAGAGCCCGCCGCCGGCGCCGCCCACGGGCGACGCGAGCGAGAATCCGCTCGCCGGTTGGAAGGATTTGCGCGTGATCGCGCGCGAGCTCGACATTCCGTATCGCGATCTCTTGCGGAATGTCCCGCGCGAGCTCGTGAAGCCGCTCGGCCGCCGGCGCTACGTGCAGCGCGCGCGATTCGTCGAATGGTGGAACCCATGAGCGCGCTCGCGCTCGCCCTCGGCGGCGCCGGATGCTTTGTCGCCGGCGTGCTCGCGGCGCGCGTCTGGCCACGGCGCGGCCGCCGGTCGCCGCTCTCGTTGCCTCGCCGATGAGTGACGCTGAGCATTTCCTCTGGAGGCGGGACGTCCTCGGGAGCTCCGATGCCCCGGCGATCGTCGGCGTCGATCCCTGGCGGACCGCCGGGGATCTCTGGGCAGAGAAGACTGGCCGCCTCCCGAGCTACGAGACGGAGGACGTCGAGCGCCTCGGCCCGCGGGCCCTCGGGCGCGCCCTCGAGCCGCTCCTCTTGACGGCGGCCGAGCGCCGGCTCGGCGTCCCGCTCGCCCGCCAGGTCTGGTATCGCCACCCGACGGCGCCGCTCGGCGTGAGCGTCGACGGCCTCGCCCTCGAGCTCCCGACGCCCGTCCTCGTCGAAGCCAAGACATGCGGGATCGTCAACCGGCCGAGCGTCCTCTTGCACGCCTATGGCGACGCGGAGAGCGACGAGGTCCCGGAATCGGTCCTGATCCAGATTCATCACGCGCTCACCGTCCTCAACGCGCAGCCCGACCTCCCCCCAATCCGGGACGCGCTCGTCGTTGCGCTCCTCGGCGACGGCCGCGGGCTCCGGTGCTATCCGCTGCGGTTCGACCTCGAGCTCGGCGCCGAGCTCTTCGAGATGGAATGCGAATTCTGGACGCGCTACGTCGAGGGCAACACGGCGCCGCCCGAGCCGCCGAGCCTCGAGACGCTCCGGCGGATCCGCCGGCGGACGGAGCTCGTCCCCGTCCCGGTCGACGATGTCCTCGTCGGCGAGTGGTTGCATGCCAAGCGAATCGCGGCGAAGGCGGCCGAAAACGAGGAGCTGACACGGCGGATGGTGCTCGCGGCCCTCGGCGACGCCGACGCCGGCGTCTCGGTCTACGGGACGCTCACGTATCGCGAGGTCGACCGCAAAGGCTACACCGTCCAGCCGAGCCGGGCCCGGACGCTCCGGTTCAAACCGGCCGAGGAGTCTCGCGTATGACTGACACGCCTATTTCCGACGCCGAGCTCGTGCCGAATCCGAGCCCGGTCGGGACGCTCCCGGAGCCCGCCGGCCTCCCGGCCTCCGCGCTCGAGATCATGACGCGGAGCGAGCTCGACACACAGATGCTCGCCGCGCGGCGCTATCCCCGGAGCCTCGCCCTGTTCCGGCAGAACGTGACCGCGATGATTCGCCAAGACATCGAGACCGCCGAGGCATGCTATTACGTGCTCAAACGGCGGAAAACGGAGGGCGGGTCGGCGACGATCGAGGGCCCGACGATCCGGCTCGCCGAGATCGTCAAGAGTGCCTGGGGCAACCTGCACTCCGGCGGGCGGGTCCTCGGAATCCGCGAGGGGGAGATCATCGGGCAAGGCTTCGCCTACGATCTCCAGACGAATACGTCGACGCGGCGCGAGGTCGCGCGGCGGATCACGCGCGCGGACGGCTCCCGGTTCTCGGATGACATGGTGACGGTGACGGGAAACGCCGCGGTCGCGATCGCCGAGCGCAATGCGATTTTCGCCGTCATCCCGCGCTCGCTGATCGATCCATTCTGGCGCATGGCGAAGAAAGTCGTTGCCGGGAGCATTAAGACGCTCGGGGAGGCCCGCAAACGGGCGCTCGCCGAATGCGCCGAGCTCGGCGCGACGCCGGCGCGCGTGTGTGCGGTCCTCGGGAAAGCCGGCCCGGACGATCTGACGCCCGAGGACCTCGTCGACCTCCGTGGCATCTTGAATTCCATTCACGAGGGGCGGATTACGGCGGCGGACGCCTTCCCAGGCCCCCCCACCCCGGCGGCGTCGGAGCCCGCGCAGACTCGGACGGAAGCGTTGACGGAGTCGTTGCGGTCCCGACGCCGCCCCCCACCATCGCCGGCGCCGGCGACCGATCGCGGCGCGGAGCCGCCCGCCGCCGAGGAGCCCGCCGCCGGTGATCCGGGGCCCAAGCCCCCGACCGCATCATGAAAGAGCCCGTGCTCGTCGTGATCGATCGGCCCGGCCCGTTCTACGAGCTCCGCGCATGCTGCGCCTATTGCGGCGCGACGATCGTCATGCGGACCTTTGACACGCGAACGACGCGGCCCGAGGACGTCGACCTCGAGGCGATCCTCGACGCCGAGGCCATGCTCGCCCACGCCTGCACGAAACGACCCGAAAGGGGGAACTAAACGATGCGTACAATGACGGTCGCGGTCGCGTTGCTCCTCGCCGGATGCTCGAATCTGAGCCCCCAGGATCACGCGAACCTGTGGGCTTGCTACGCGCAATTGCACGCGCTCTCGCAAAGCGTGCAACAACAAGTGCCGGCGTGCTCGGCGCTCGTCGACTCATTGAAGGCGGAAGGGCAATGACACGCGCAGAGGCGCTCGAGATGGTTCGCGAAGCCGAGAAGGCGATCCGCGGCGCGGTAACCGTCGACACGGTTCCCGGCCGCGCGCTCGCCTATCAAGGGGCGATCGCGTGCGCGCTCGTCGTGATCGCCGACGTCCTCCTCGAGAGCGATCAACCGCGGGAGAGGCTCGGGCACTAGCCAGATGGGCAACTGCTCTCGTGCGTCGGACCCGTATCGTCCCTGAAGTCCGAAGAAAGACAATGAGCTTGGCGACGCTCTCGCGACTCGAACGCGAAGGCGTGCAGCGGCGCGAGGCGAAACGGTGCGCCGAGGAAGGCGCGCATCTATTCGCCCGCCTCTATTGGCAACCGGGCGACTACAGCACGCCCGATCGGTTTGTGTGCGGCCGATGCTTCAAGACGCTCCGGAGCCGGCCGCATGGCATGCCGGCGGCGGCGGCGCCCAATCGCCCGTTCGCGCTCTACGATCGCAAGGTGCACGACGCGCCGCCGCCCGCCGTGCGCTAAGGGACCTCCCGCGGACGCGTGACCTCGAGCGTCGGCGGCCAGCCCCAGTCACGCGGATCGTCGAACAGCGCCGGGGGATGGCGGACGGAGACGTGAATGTGCGTCGTGTGCGGATTCCGGCCGGTGTAGGGACGCCAGACGCCGGCCGGGTGTGACTGGCCGCGGCCCGAGAAAATCCGCCGGTGCCAAATGACGTATTTGACGCGTGACTCGCTGTGCTCCGTCTCGAGGACGCGGCGCCGGAGCCACTCGGCGAAGGCGTGCGCGTCAAAGCCGTTGCGCGGATCATGCGTGAAATCGCGCGCGCAGACGACGCGATGACACTTGCACGGGTTATGATCGCTCGCCCGCGCGGCGTGCGCCGCGTCGCCGATCCCGCCGTCGGCCGCGCGGACGCGGTTCGGCGCGGCCCGGTTGATCTCGCCGAGGAGCCCGAGCTCGCGCGTCGCCCCGAGGCTCCGCGCCATGCGCCAGTGTTTCCCGCTCATCGATAGACCGTCAACGTCTCGGCGGCGTGCTGGAGCGCGCTCCGGGTCGTTTCCTGATCGTACTCGCTGAGGCGGCGCGGGAAGAGCGCCGCGATCATCCCGATCAGCGGGCCGGGACCGGGCGGGATGCCCGCGGCACAGGCGTATTCGACGTGACCCTGATACGTCAGCGGCTCCCCGCAGGCGGTCTCCCCGTCGAGGACGGCCACGATGATGGCATTCGAGCGCGAGCCCCGCATGAAGAGCGGCGCGATATACCCGACATGGAGCTCGCTTGTGAGCTCTGGCGAGGGCGCCACGTCGCCCGGCGCGAAGACTAAGAGCCTGCGGCGGTTGAGCTCGAGCGTCACCGCCCAAATGACGACGCCGTAGTCCGGTCGCACCGCCGTATTGACGAGGCCCAGCGCAGTCGCCTCGAGCACGGCGCGATCGGCGAGCATGAGGTGCGGCGGCGCCTCCAGGAACGCCGCCATGGCCGCCACGAGCCGCTCCCGGGCTTGCCAGACGATGGCGCCGACGAGGGCGGCGAGCCCGAGGACGATCAGCATGGCCGCCCGCCGCCATTCGCGGATCCCGAGGACGCCGTGAATGATCGAGTGCACCAGCGATTCCGGCGGCCCGGCGCGTGGCGATTCGTCGGCCGGCGGCGGCGTCATGATCCGACCGGCATCCCGCCCTCGCCCGCAAAACGCCGCGGGTCTTTGCGCTCGCCCTCCTCGTCGTAGGCAAACACGAACGAGCTCGGCACATGGACGATGGCGGCCCGCTCGTAGCGCGTGCCGATATCTTCTGCCTGCCAATCCTCATGGACCGCAAACACGGTCTCCTCGCCCTCACGAATCACGCACAGCATGGACGATGCTCCTTAGTTCGTCGTCGTAATCATCGCCTGCGTATTGCCGAGCGTATTCACCGCCGGGCTCGCATTCGCCCGGTTCGGCGCCGCCAGCGCGGACTCGGCGCGGATGAAGCCGAAGGTCGCGGCGCGGAAGTAGGGATTGAGCGTCCCGGTCGCCGCCCAACCGCCGACGACGAGGTTCGTGGGCGCAATAATCTGCCCGCCGTTATTCGCCTCGACGCCGATGGCTTGTGTCGGCTCGGCAACGGCAATCTGACGCGCGATCACGGTCGAGCCGGTGCCCGAGCTCCGGATGCCTTGATAGCCGCCGGTCGTCTCGATCCGGTCGACGTTTACCATCCCGCCGAGGACATTGACGCCGGCGACGGTCGCGCCGGGCGCCGTCGCGGAGTTGATACACCGAATCGTCGTCCCGAGCTGCCCCCAGGCGGCCGAATCGGCGAGGAGGAGCACGCCGTTGCCGTAACAGTTCTCACACGTGAGCGTCCCGAGGATATAGGCGGCCGCGAAATCCACCGCGAGGCCATCGGCGCCCCACTGCACGATCTTGACGTCCTGAATGCGCGCTGTGTTCGCGCCCTGTAGCCAGACGCCGCGAGCGTCCGGTGCTCCGGCGGCGGCGGCATTCCCGCGAATCGTCATGCCGCCGAGCATGAACAAATTTTGACGCAGGAGCAGCCCCTGCGGCGACGTGAAATTGAGGACAGTCATATCGACGCCCGCGCCGACGAATGAGACCTGATTGCCGCTCGGATGATTCCAGACGAATGGCGCGTCATGCATGAACGTCCCCGCGCCGAATTGAATGGTCACGTACGCGCCCGGCGCAATGTGATAGGAGGAGAGAAAATTCGTCACGGCGGTGAGCGAATTGAACGGATCGCCGGAAAACGGATTCGCGGGATTGGTTACGCCCGTCGTCGTCACGTAAAAGCTCTGATTGGCCTCGATCGTCGCCACCGCGAGGATCGCGCGCCAGAGCATCGTCTCGTCGCCCTTGACCGGCGCGATGCGCGCCCGCCGGAGCAGCGCGCGGTTATTGATGATCTGTTCGTTGAAGTGCTCAGCGAGCGGCCTCGTCCCCGGAAATCCCTGCCCGGGATTGCAGTCGGCGAAAAAGCCGTTCGGCGTCGCGCCGATCGGCCCGATCGGCGGAAGCTGGGCAACGGCGTCGACGCCATCAGGCAACGTAAACATGGGTCCCTCCTCACCTCACGAGAGTTCGAGGCCTTGCAAGTACCCGGGGGGCGACGCGGCGTTCGATCGAATGTTGCCCGCCGACGCCATCGCTTGCAGCGCGTAGGTATGGCCGCCTGCCCCTGGCTGGTCGAACCACGACATGGACGGCATTGGCGTAAGCACCGCGACTGCACCGGCAGTCAGGTTGACGCTGACCGACGCGATCGGCACGCCATCGCGGACCAAGCGGAGCGTAAAGGTTCCGGCGGTGCTGGCGTAGACCTCCGCGTAGAGTCCATGTGTCGCATTGAGCGCGACGAAGCCGCCGCGCGTGGTGACGACGAGCGTTGCTGCCGTCGTCCAGGTGTCCGGCGCCGTCAGGGCAAAGTTGGAGAGCACGCCCGCCGTCGCGCCGGCCTGCGTCGCTGCGGCGACCGCCAGCCGGTCGCGCGTGACGGCGCCCGGACCGATATTCAGGGTCCCGACCGCGTTCGCGGCAATCAGCGCGGTCGTGATCGCGCCCGCGCCGATCTGCGCCGTGCCGACCGCCCCGGGACCGATCTGCGTCGTCCCAACCGCGTTCGCTGCGATCTTCTGATTCGTGACGGCGCCGTCGCCG